CTGTGCCCGATTCTCAGGCTTGTCTAGGAGCTTGGAATACATCTGAATCACCGGCTGATACTTCAGCATCTTCAAGAGCCCATGAATGCCACTTCTGTTATCCACTTCGCAGGAAAACAGAATTTCGTGGACGCCGCGCAATTTGCAGAAGGCTTCGACGTACTGAATAAAGCGGATCGCCGTGCGGCCCTTTCGATGCGAAGGCGCGAGAAATAACGTATCTTCCGTGGCGGTCAGGAGCTGGGAATGCATGGAGGGCGTGAGATAGATCCCGAAATACCCCACCAGCCCGCCGTTGTCCCGCGCCGTAAACAGGAAGAAATAACCGGCCTTATTCATCGACTCGTACCGCTCTCGCGAGGGACAGAACGGCTCATGCCGCCGGTAGGTCTGCGTGCTGGACCAATGCTGATTCGCCAGCACCAACACCTCATCCCAACATTGCGCGACCGGCTCCAGGGCGAAGATCATCACATGATCCCTCCGGTTTCATAGAGCAACCCCATCGCGATCCAATCAATACTCGCCGTGCCGCTGGTGACTTGCAGCTTCGGCGCAATGGCCACCCCAGGCGTGGCCCCAATACTTTTCCAGGTCCGTAGAATGTCGTTGGCGTCATCCCATTCGGACACGTCCCACGTCGCCTCGTCCCATAGGGCCTTACTCGAGACGTACTCCAACAGGCCGAACATGGGACGGTCCTGAAAATCCACATCAATGTCGAGGCCGTAGCTGCCTTCCCCGTTCACCCCAAGGATTGGGCGCATCATCTTGACCTGTTTAATCTTCTCCATCTGCCCGAGGTAGTTAAAGGCCTGCTTGCCATAGCCCACGATCGGCATAGGAATCGGCAGATGCGAGACGACATCCAACTCGATATCCTCCACATGCGGGTAATCGGTCGTCCCATCCCAGGCGCGAAGGATCAACGTCTCGTCGCCATGGTCGCAGCAGAAATAGAGCCCGATGTTAAAGACGGCAAAACTTTCTGCGTGCCAGTAGGTAAACCGGCACCAGGCGCGGGAGATGGTATTCATCACATATTGGACATGCTCTCCACCCTGCGCGACTGGCACGTTGACGATCAGCGCGTTTTGTCCGGGGAACACGGTCGATTGCCAACCGGGAGTCGAGCCGTAAATCTGTGCCGAGAGGGTAAATGTCGGCTGAATCTTGTACGACAGCGCAAAGCGCGTATCCATCCGCACGCTCTTGATCGCGGAGGACATTTCAAACACGCCCGATTCGGTGAGGATAAGAATGTCCGCGCTCCACTGGGTCATGCACTGACGCCCAAGTGGTTTCCCGATAAAGTAGGTGCCGATCTTCGCCCAGGCCGTCGCCGATGAGGGGTTATCGCCTTGGTAAATGATGGCCTCGCCTTCGCTGGTCACGATCACCAGCACATCGTCCTGCCCGTCTCCTGCATCGCGCGTCCAGCTCGACATGGCCATAATGTAGCCGCCGCGCTTCGCTTCTCCGGCAATGCTGAACTTCGTGAGCGCCCCGCCGGCCGCACCCGCCGAGAGATACCAGAAATCGAGACTGCCATTTTCGATAAAGAACAGCCGCCCCTTGAACACGTTGACGCCCACAATGTCGGCGAGCGTAATCGCGCCGGTTAATGCGGGAGAACTCGCCCCGGTAATTTCGATCCAGGCGGACCCATCGTAATACCGTGGATTATCCACCCCATTGACAATGATGAGGTAATTGCTCGTGCCGTCTCCGAACATGGTTTGCTGAAACGTGCCGTCGGTAATGGTGACGGATTCGGCCACAGGCGTACCAAGCGAAGAGGTGACGTCATAGATTGCGTCTGCCGTGGAGACAAACAGCTTATTCGTACCGCTAATGGCGTTGTAGACCAGCATCGTCCTTCCATGCCCCGGCACCAGTTGGTGCTTCGACGACCCAGGACGGAGCGAACAGAACGAAGTCTGCGGGAAGATGTTGTCCAGCACCACGGCATCGGTCGGCGACATGTGCGCGAGCGTATCTTTCGTGTTCCAGCCCCCGATGGGGGCAGGCAAGGTCGCCGTTTGCGAGGTAATGGCGCGAGGCTTGGCTTTGGTGCGTTGGGGGATCCTCATACGTTCCAGCTCCCCGGCGACACGAAGATCCCCGGCTTCGGACTCCAGGCATCGGTATCCATGTGCAGGTTTTCTTTTCCGCCGTCATGCCCGAGCCAGTCTTTCACCTGCTGTTCATAGGTGGTGAAGTCCTCGGCATACTCCAGCCCCTTTTCCTTCTTCCAGCGCCAGCGCAGCCCCTGTAAGAGCAATTCTCCCGGGAGGACGGTGATATCCTCATCGACCAGGAAATACTCGCGGCCATCGCCGTTACTCGCCAGAATCCAATTCTTGGTCAGATATTCGAAGTAGAGCACGTTGCCCGCTGGCGGCGCCGGATTGAGCAGCAGCGCCCCGCCACGGATGCGGTACCGAAAGCGCGGCCCCGTCACCAGTAGGGCCTTTTGCGCCTGCCAGTCCCGGCTCGACAGCGGCCCCATAATGGGGAGCCGTGTCGTCCGGTTCCAGATCGTATGATTTTTGATCCACCGGAAGTTATTGGGCGCAATGTCGATCATGGCCCCCTGATTCTCTTGCGCGAGAGTCGTCCAGGTCGCCTCGTACATCATGCTTTCCCAGTCGCCGCGCGCGGCCAGATCCTTCCCTTCTTCTTCTAGTAAGGCGCGAATCTGCTTAATCTGCGCGTCTCCGGTTCCCATGACCGTCGTCGGCGTATCAATGCCGGTGCGTTCACAGAAGCGCACGACAATATCCAAAAGACTCAGCGGATCATTGTTAAACGACGCTCCGGAACCGATCGTGCTCATGGATTACCTCTTCCGTTTCTCTGCCTTGGGAGTGTCCAGAATCTCGTCGGCGGTGATGTCGGCTGACGTTGCTTCAAGGCGCTGCGCCTGCTGGAGTGCCGTCATCTTTTCGTGCAAGGAGTCCAGCGAGAGCTTCAAGGCTTCATTTTCTCGCCGCAAGGCGGTCACTTCCATGGTCAGCGGTCCCTTGTCCTGCGCTTGCGAGAGCCACGCTTGCGCCTTCTGCTTGAGGTCGATCGCGCCCATGCCGACACGCCGCAAGCCTTCGTCGTTCAGCGTCGAAAGGTCCTCCACCGTGCGCACATGGATGGCGAGCAGCGAAGCAACCTGCGCGGGAGACAACACCGGCCAGGTTTTAATCGGGGTGCCCTGAACGGGAATCTCCTGCCCCTCCTTCCATCGTTGATACGCCCGATCGTAGAACTCCGCATGGGCGGGGTTGAGACGACCCTGTGACACGTCCACTTTGTTTTGCGCGAGCCAGTCCGCCACCTTGAACACCACGGAATCGTTACTGCCGATCTGTCGCACCGTGACACGATCCTCATCAATCGCCACATAGCGGCCTTCCTCCTGACTCCGTTTCGGCAGATGCTTGGAGGCGGTCATAAATTCGATATAGGCCGGCTTGCCGTCCTTCTTTCCCAAATCACTCAGCATATCTACGCTCATATACCCCCCTTGATGGCTTCGACGCGCATGTCGCGCATCGGAAAATGGTACTGCGGTTTATTCATCGTGATCGCCTCAAATCCTACGGCGGCTAAGAGGTCCATCAGCATCTGTTTGGTGTACCCCCACTTATGCGTCATGCGCGGATCTTGGTGCTTCGGGTCTCCCCACAGCGGCCACCAGCTCATAAACCCCGCAAGCGGCTCCCCTTTCTGGATGGCGATCGCCAGGTAGTGCATCACCTTATCCATGCACGGCAGTTCCAAAATGAGCTGCCCGCCTGGTTTCAACGTCCGCTTCCATTCGGTCAACATTGGGGCCGCTTCCCATTCATACACATGTTCCAGCACATGGATCCCGGCTATTCGGTCGATGGTGTTGTCTCCATAGGGGAGATGGAGAAAGTCTGAGGTCGTGTCGTTGATCCAGTCGGGCCAGACACAGCGCCCGGCGCCGAGGTTGAGAGACACGCCTGGATGACGCGGCTCCACGCACACCCCACTGTTTGAGGCGAAAACCTGTCGTTGACGTAGGTCTGCGCCCTCTCGGTCCGTTGATTCGCTTCCGCTGGATGCTGACTCGCCCATTCAATCCCCTCCTTGATGTTCCCCACCCAAATCCCTGGAATGTCCATCAGCGACGGGTGCGGTTCGGCGACCACAACGCACCCTTGCCTGATTGCTTCCACGGCACGGTTGCAGCTTTTATATTCGGCGGTCGCGGGGAGCACCACGATATCGGCCAAGGCGAACTCAATCCGCATCTGCGCCACGCTCCACGGAATCTGCCCGTTGGCGTTCGTCACCACGCGCAAAGGATACCCCGCCAATTGCGGCTTGATGCGTTCCAGACTTGGCAGGTTCAACGCATGGCCGAACCACAACAGATCGTTCGTCGTCTCGTAGTGCGGCGGTTCTTCGTCAAACTCGTAGGGGTCGTCAATCACCGTGGCGTCGTAGCCCATCTCTTCCAGCCGCTGCCGAAGGACCTCACTGGAACAGGTCACCGCATCGGCTAAGGCCAACATGCGTTTGTAGTGCAACAGGCTCAGGTGGTTGTCGCAGATATCCACGATCAGCTTCGCGCCACGCGCTTGCTGTGCCGCCACATCGTGAATGTTCACGCCGTCAGGCTTCGACACGATCAGCACGTCTGCCGTCCAATCGTTCAGCGAGGCCCCCAGCATCCTGGCGGGAATCTCGGCGCGATAGCGGTAGCTGGCCATCTGTGGACCGAAGGCGTGGAGGAAAGAAATGGTTGGTTTCGGGGTCTTGGCCCGTGCCGCCACAATCGTTTGGATCAATCCCTCGCCGTATGCACGGATCTGAATGTCGGGGGCCGAGCTATAGATATTCTGAAACTCCTGCGCCTGTGCCGTCATGGAGGGGTTGCAGTAAAACAACTTCCCGTCCACCACGATTTCATGCACGGTATCGTCCCCCGGCTTCGGTCTGTCTCCGGTCATGCGGAGTTGACCATCCTTGAGGCATGAGTCGAAGCCGTACAGGGCGAACTGACGAAAGCCCATGCTGTAAAAGAGGGTCAGGGCTCTAAGGCCGGTGGTCGTGCCGCCCGCAATCAAGGGAGTGCCATGTGGCGGGACAGGCTGGCCTTGACGCACGTAGAGATGCCACAGGAGCACATGCTGCCGGGATAAATGATCAAATAGAGCGGGATGACATTGCGAGGCAATGAAGTAATCAACTCGGGAGTCGGGACGTTTGAAGCACGTCGCCCGCGACTCTTGCGGGTCAATGGCGACGGCGATATGTGGGACAATATTTCGTTCAAGCAACCAATCATGCGCGTCTTTGAGGGCGATGATCGTATGCCCTTGCTCTTTTTCATAGCGAATGGCCTCTACTTGGGTGGACACGGAGGGGCCGGAGCCCACCAGGACTGCCGTCCCTCCGTGTGCCGCATGTTGACCCAATACGGGCAGCTCCCGAGCGAGGGCCGACGCGATGTTGCGGTACAACTCCTCGTCGGACGCCACGCAGTGCGACTGTATCGTAAAGGGTCGCAGCTCCATGCTAGCCGCCCGCCCAGGTGCGGATGACGCAATTCCCGGCCACCGCCGGCGGCGCCGAGGCCGAGGTTGCCGAGGACATCAGTACTACGCCCAGGCAGTACCCGGCGGTCACGATGGCATCATCCAGCCAGCCGGCCGTCGAGGTCGTAAACAGCGGGACCGCCGGTTGACAGGCGATCAAGCTGTTGACCCGCAGGTTGTTCCCCGAGAGGGTGATCCACCCGTAGTAGCTGGAGGTGATCGCGGTTTGCGCGAATCCCAGCCGCTGCGACTTGAGCGCGTTGGTGGTCGTCACCGGGACGGCCCCGATCGACGCGCCCACCGCTGAGCTGGTGTTGAGGATCACGACCGCATCGTACTGGTTGATGGTGCTGGTCGCCTGCACGTAGATGGCGGAGCCACCTTCCGTGGTGGTGACCATCGTCCCCACCGGGCATCGGGCATCGACGGTATTCGCGTCGAGCGCCGGAGTGACAAACGGGGCATTGATAATCGGCATGTGCTGTCTCCTTTGTGGTCAATGGTGAATCGGCAATACCATCAAGGCCTAGGCCTTGATGACGCCCTGCAACTTTCTGTTGGAGCACACGAGGTTCCCCATCCAGAGAATGGGAATCACCACGCCGTCCTGGTTGACAGGGTGCAATTCATCCATTTGGTCCATGTCCGCATCCTTGTGTGCGACCAACTCCATGTAATTGGTGTTGATCATGTACGCATGAGACGCGGGAATGCCGCTATTGCCGTCGAAAATGACATCAGCCGTTTTGTACTTGAGCGTCACGAATCCGCCTGAGGCCATCTCCATGGACGCATACCGCTTGAGCGAAGTCTGCGAGCCTTCGAAGTAGCTGTAGTAGACGGTATCCATGACGATCAGATCCGGCTGATCATCCGGACCACGATCAATGGACAGCCACAACGGCAACATGGCTGAATTCTCAATGGTGGTCGCGCCGATGGTGACGCTGTTGTCGCTGAGGTCGAACGTGCTGTTCTGCCAGAAGCTCCACACGCTCGCGTCGATGCCGCCCACCGTGTTGGTGTTGGTATCGGCGACGATGGCCTGGAGGCCGTTGATCTGGTTCGTGAGCGAGCCCGCCGAATACAGATCGGAGCAGAAGTTGTTCGAGAAGGTGCGAATCGCGTTCTTGATGCGAGTCTTGGCCAGATCCACGATCTGGCTGTCGCCGCTGTTGATCCGCAATTCCCGTCCGCTGGCGACCACGTTAATGGCGATCTGCCGCCATTGGTATTCCGCCGCCGAAATGACTTCCGACTGCGCAATGTTCAACGTGTCCCAATCGCTGTACCGCTGGTAGGTGCCGTTCGCGGCATAGTCCAGCGGGGTCACGATGGTCAACCCGCCATCGACGGTTTTGTAGTTCCCCTTGCGCTTCATGTATTTCAGCAAGGCGTTGCGAGTGGTCAAGTTGTCTTTGACCTGGGCGCGGTGCTTCCGGTAGGTCGTCGAGACCAACTCGGTAAACGTACTATTTGCGGGCATGGTGGCTCCTTATGGGGGTTAATTGGTCCGACCCTTGATGGACTTCAGCGTGTCCTTCAGGGTGTCCTCAATCGTTCCCTCGGCCGCCTCTGTCGGAGAGCGTTGCGAGTCGCGACTTCTGACGTTGACGCCGGCCGCCGCCTTCTTCGGCAGGGCGGACAGTCTGGCGTTCTCTTTGAACTTGGCTTCGGTTTCTGTCTGAACCCGGGCCAGTTCCTTGGCGCGTGTCACCGGATTCGCCCACACCGCCTGATCGTAGGCGTCCTGTAAGGTCGCCCCGCTCTTGATGAGGGTCACAATGTGGTCGTGACATTCATCGAAATAGGGGTGGGCGGGATCACTGGCAAACGCCTCCACTTCCTTCTGCACTTTGGTAAACGTGTCTTGATAGGCCGCTTGTTGCTGCTGCTGAATCGTCTGCTCCAACAACGACACCTTGCCGTTGAGTTCCTGCACCCGTGGATCGAGCGGGGGCTCCTCGGCCGCCGGTTCCGGATTAACGTTGAGTTTAAGATTCTGCCCGAGTTCCTTGTAGGCCTGAATGCGGCTTTCCATCGGGCCTGTGGTGAGCCGCGCATGAGCACTTAACAGGGTTTGCACGGCGCGTGGCCCGTCCAAGCCTTGTGCGTGCAACGTCTGCTGATAGGGCGTCAGGACATCCTGAAATTGCTTCCCGATGGTCGCGCCCTGTTTGTACTGGTCCAGACCGTCCAGCATCTGCTTTTCGCGCTTCTCCCAATAGTCCTGCACTTCTTTGGGGGTCTTGCCCCAATGGTCGTGCATCTCTTTCGGCCAGGACTTCGGGGCTTCTCGCACGATCGGCGCGGGCTGATCAGCCGGTGCCGTAGAATCCGCAGGCGGAGCGACCTGAGCGGGCGCCGATACCGTGGTCGAGGGAGGGAGGCTCGACGATTTCTCGGGTGCCGCTGGGGTGGAACGGTCGGGGCTAGCCTCCGCCTGCGGAAAGAGCTCGCTGCCGATCTTCTCGACAGCCGCATCGATGTCGAAACTGGGCTCCTGTGTCTCTACGGTCTCAGTTGTCTCGGCTACTGCATCAGTGCTCATAGGGCTCCTATTTGCGGACGGTTTCGGTGGTCACACCTTGCTCCGTCAGTTCGCTGAATAATTTGCCGCGCTGCTTGGTGCTCATCTTTTCAATGGACCGTTCCACATGCTGATCCATGGACTTCTCCATGGCCGCTTCTTCGTCTTTCAGCCGGCGTTGCAGATCGGTCTTCATCTCGGGGTCATAGGGAATACTGCCAGTCCGCGCAAGGTCGTTACGCCGCTGCTGCCAGGTCGTAATGGCTTCCCCCGTCACCGGCGAGTCGTACCGGCATTCCGGCTGCGCCTTGACCATGAGCGGAGCGGTAATGATCTGCGAGGCGAACGCATGGCAGTCCGGACATTCAATCATCGCCTCGTGCATCGACAACGGCAGAAATATTTCTGTCACATGCTGATTCGCACACGCGTAGCTATAGAGTGGCATGGGCCACCTCCGGCTTCGGAATGTTCAACGATGGGGCCATGCGCTCGTATTCTTTGAACCACAGATCGGCGTGGTCACAAAACTGATAGTCGCGGAACCATGGGCCACCCTCGGTATAGTGCAACAACTTCGCCTCCGGATTGGGCGGGTACTCGCCTACGAGATAGTTCCATTCCTTCGGCAGCGGCTGAATGTCCAAGTGTGGCGTGTTCAGCCACTTGAATTGGTGCAGGTCCAGCCCGCTCGCGCGGTTGACATATTCCGGCGTCAACGCTTCGCAATACTTATTGCGAAACAGCATGAGGCTCGACCAGTTCTTCTTCTCATACTTCGTCTGTGCGTGCCCCTCAAACTTGGAGGCGTGGCGTGGAATATAGTCATGCTGGACAAGGTAGACGCAGGTCGTCGGCTTCTCGCGGGCATAGGTCAGGAGTTCGTACACATCGCCCTGGCACAGCATGTCGCAGTCCATGAACAGCGAAATCCCGCCGTAATCCGATAGGTACGGCACGAGGAACCGCGTCA